TTCCTCATAACCTAAAGCTTTTTCAAAATATCTCTCATCTTCTGGGGTGAGACCCGTATATATCGACCCGGAACGTGTAAAGTAAGGAGCAATATAATCAAAACAATTCTTATACTTCACAAGACCAATCCAGGGATTCTTCTTTTTAATCTTTAATTCAACTACCATAATTTTTAAATTAGTATGTTGGGTGTTGGCAGGGGGCCACTTTGACCCCCGTCAACCACCATATATCTTTTAATATTAAGCGCCAATCAGAGCGGGAGCTGCGTTAGCAATCTCAGTATCCTCGGCATCACAATACAGAATACCGCAAGACAGGGGGTTGCGCAGCATAATACCAAACTCACCAAGGAAGTGGACCTGATAACCATCACGGCTGTTTGAACGCAGCGTGTTAATGCTATTTGCATAGCCACTGGGAATTACAGAACCACCGGTACACCACTGAACAAATTCACGACCCTTACGACAAACTTTAACAACGTTTGCCTGACCATCGCGCATGCCGAGATCGACAAACAGGAACGTGTAAGACATCAGAGGTTTACCAGTCAGCGGATGAAGCTGACGGAACAGTTCCATGTTATCGAACATAGCGCAACGCTTAACAGTAAGCTCTATGCCGTTGGTCATCTTATAGGTTGTAAACTGGCCACCGAGGGTCAGCTCCTGACCACTACCAGTAATAAATTTAGTATCAATCAGGTTAAAGCTAGCGGCCTTCTCCTTCAGGATACGGTCAAACTCGCGAATACCCATCTCACCGGTCAGAGCAATAAATTTACGCTCGTTGGTACCGAGAATGTTGTAGCACAGATCGAAGAGATAATCCTCGAACAGCTCAGCGGTAAGGTGCGTATAATAACGAATGTTGGCGGGGCTAATCTGATCGAACAGACCAGCAGAAACGGGGACAGGACGGCCGTTGGTACCTTTCAGGGTATACGTACCATCAGCATTGCGGTTGCTATGAGCAAACAGCAGCTGACGCTCCTCTCTCTTCTTCCACTCACGAAGAGCCTTCCAGTACTGATAATCAGCCCACAGATAGCTCTTCTTGCCAGTCTCAGGATCCTGCAGAGCAATGGCGAGAACGGTGCTATAAGCATCACCGGTAATATCATACGTAAGACGAACCGTAGCAAGATTGTTACGCATCTTGAACGGAGTCTCATAGTTGATGATATCAGCCTCATCGCTGTACTCCTCATAAGCAGAACCCATGCGGCTTACCTAACGGCCGGGCAGCAGATACTCACCAGGAATATAAGAACCATTACCTTCGATTACATAACACTCATATACCCACGTGGTTCCATCCTGATAGGGAACACCGTTGACACGAACCTGGAACTGATAATTGTCGAACGAAAGAATGGCACCGGGTCCAAACCAACGCTCCTCAAGACCGAGATAAATAGGAGTACCGTTAATACCAGGAGTTACAGTGTCGATATTGTTAGAAGTGATCTCCTGACCATTCCACTTAGCCCAACGAATGTTAATGGCATGCTCCTGGTCGATCATTACAGACCACTCATACTCACGATTATCAATTATCATTGTTCTGCCGAGACCACCGGTAATCAGGTCGATTGCGGTTGAAACGCCATCGTCCTTAGTACCAAAAACAAGCGAAAGAAGGCCTGATACCTCATGAGGACGAGTCAGCAGTGCGTTAGAAATCATATTCTCATCTACCAGGTCCGAGAAACGACGTCCACGATACAGCTGGAGATTATTAAGTAAACTATTATTCATAAAATTCTTAAATCTTTCAATTATTTATTACAATAGACCTGACGCAAGATCCAGTAATGATTTTTGTTTATCTTCTACGGAATAGCTGCTGTGATTTTTGGAACTATTCCTCATCAATTGTCTTAATTTTTGAGCGGCAGACGTCTCTCCAGTCCTTTTGGCTGTAGAGATTAAGGCGTCACCTTTCATAGTCAAATAAGCTGATTCAATAAGATTCTTTACCATATTCTTGTTGAAGTCTTTTGCATACTGAGATTGCCCGTTAGCATCTACTCTAAATATATAGTTATAGAGGGCTGCACGGTCTTCTTTTGGTACAGATATTCCACGAATTTGCGTAAGTTTATTTATCTTATTTGTTACATCTTCGTAGAATGCTCTAGACTGCTCTTCTTGCTGGGCCCTGTATTGTGCCTGTTGCTCAGCAAGTTGCTGTGCCTAGGCCTCTCTATAAGACTTAAGCTTTCCAAGAGCATCTTCTGCCTCGTCCTGCAAAAGATCTGCATCCTCGTAACGTTCAATCTTTCTGCTAGCCTCTTGGTCTGAATATCCAGACGCAAGCAGGTATTCTCTTACAACTGCTTTTTGACTAGCTTCGTCTTCGATATCAAGTGAATCAAGTTCAAGTTCTTTTTGCTGTATGCTATAGAAATCTTCAAACCTTCCACCGTTTTTCACATATTCGTCGAGCTGTTGAATTCTTTCATCTGCATATTGAGGGATTGAATTCTACTCAACAGTGTCGTGCATATATTGCACAAGCTCATCCACGGTTACAGGTCTTTCGCTGTCCTTAATATCTTCAACGTCCCACCCAAGAGATTCTGCTACTGCATCAAACAAGGCTCCTACTTGTGTGGCTTCTGCCACATCGTCTTTAGTAGGTTCGTTTGTCTGTTCCTCAGTCTCTTGTTTTTCAGCGTCTTCACCAAGAGATTCTGCAGGTTCTTGCGTATCATTATCTTCTTTTGTGGACTTACCATTCATTCTATCAAGTACTTCTTGAGGAATAGGAGATTTGTCATCGCCATCTTCACTAGCAGTACTGTTGTCATCATCCTCAGTCGTCTGACCGGTGTTATCAATATCTTCAACATCGTCCTTAATGTCGACGAAAGAATCTTCATTATCCATGTTTGTTACTTCCGACTGTCCATCAGCGTTACCAAACATGCCGAGTACTTCGTCAAAATTAGACGTTTCTTGTTTATTCTTCTTCATATAATATTATATGTTTAATATTAT